AACAGGAAAATTCAATTTTCTTGCCCAAACTGCTATGTCAATCGGTGAATTACCAACAACAATTATAATCGGATTTACTTTTGGTAAATGTTTAAAAAATGAAAACCAACAAAGAAAGGAAAGAATATCAAACGGCTTGTGTGATGGAATGACAATGCCTAAATTAAATTTTTGATAATCAGGTTTTGGAAAAAGGATCATTAAATCTTAAAGAGTTTTTTCGTTTGCTTTTTTACAGAAACTGGTTGTGGATTGCGATAATTCATCCTCAATACAGTAAAGCTGTTATGGCGCTTGCCACCATGACCATTAGCTTCATCCATTTTTAAAAATTCTTTAAAAGTCATTGCTGCCTACCAGCGCCCATAGCTCTAAAGGCATTAGCAATGTATCTGTCTGATTGATCAACTTGCTTGCCAAATTTTGCACTTGCTGCTGGGTCTTTACTCACAACAGCATTAACAGCCTTCTGGATTTCATTCTCATTACCAGTTGCTTTTGCTTTTGCAACAGCAGGGTCTGTAATAATCTTTTTCTTCAAATTTTGAACAACAGGATCATTTGGATTAACTTTTGATTGATTTGCTGCTTGTGGAGGATTTGTCATCTGTGATGACTGAACAGCTCCTACAGATGGAATAGTAGCCGCTGCTTCTTCTATTTGATTCATATATTTTTTAAATGATAACATATCTCTATTTATTTAGGAGGACTCAAAAATGAAAACATTTGTCACATTGGTAGTAGCTTTTGTTTTAGGTTTTTTAGTTGGTGTGACTTCAACAATCATTGGACAGTTTCATTACTGCCCATTCGTCAAAGCAAAACTTATCCATAAACACTAATCAAACTGCCTGTTTGATATTTCATTAAACCTCATTATCTTCTCTGTTGTTGAGATGCTATCCACATAATCAAAAATTATAACATTTGATATGTTGTTACCAACAACATTTTCTTTCTTATAATCTCCACCTTTAACTATTATGTCAGGAACAATTTTTTTAATTGTTCCTATAGGTGTGTCTTCTTCAAAAGAAATTACAAAATCCACACATTCTAAAGAAGATAAAATCTTTATCCTATCTCTTAGTGGCAACATTGGTCTTCCAGATCCTTTTAATCTATTGACGCTTGCGTCACTATTCAAACCAACAACCAATTTGCTTCCCTGAGATTTAGCAAATTTTAAACAATCTACATGTGCTGATGTTAACCCAAAATCAAAACAACCATTAGTCCACACTAAATCAAAATCTCTGTTTTTCAATACAAGTGGGTTGGTAATTAATTTTGTATCAACAAAAAAATCTGATGGATTCAAAGGTTTATTATATCTGTTGGCAACATATTTTGTTCCCGCTTCAAAAGCTATACTTAAACATTCAGGAAGACATATATCAAGACCAATAGCCATTGCGAGAAAAGAAATAAAAGCATCGCCAGCACCAATGCAACTTTCTGGTTTTATTTTTTTATTACCTGAAAATATACGATGTATTTTTTCATCATCATCAATTGCATTTACACCTTCTCCTGCATTCGTAATAACAACATTTTCGCATCCCAATAATGCTTGAAGCCATTTTAACTGATCTTCCACATTTTCTTTATTAACAAATCTTCTCGCCTCAATTGCATTAGGTTTGAATAGATAACAACCTTCCCAAATATTAAGCTTCTTTTTGGGATCAACAAAAGATTTAGTTTGTTTTAAATATTTTTTATGCCAATCTGTAGAAAATAATCCTTTGTCATAATCTGAAAAAATATTGATATCTGCTTCTGGAATTTTAAGTTTTTCAAGATAAGTCCCAATATCATTTAAACCAAAATTAGGTTGTTCAATATCCCATCTTGTCAATGGATGAAAATCTTTATAAAATCTTTTTTTAATAGGATTTTTTATTTTATCTGAAACAATAGAATATTTTGTTTCGATGTTGTTTTTCAAGCAAATTTGTTCAGTTTTCGGGTTAAGAAGAGAAATAAGATTTACTTTTATATTGAAATTATTAAATTGAGCAGCAACATTGGCAGCACCACCACAAAGAATTTTAGATGGTTCTTCTGTAGAAGAACAATGAATGGGAATAGGAAATTCTGGACTAATCCTATCAACTTCTACTTGGTGATATTCATCAACAAGAACATCACCAATAACATTTATTGTTAACGAAGAAGAATAAAGCTTATCAAAAAAGCTTGAAAAAAAACTATCCATGAAATAAATAGAGTTATAACAAGGGGTGTAAAAAAATGCTTAATGATTTAGATAAAAAAATATTTGACAAAAAATTTATTAATTTTTTGGTTGAGAAAAGGATTCACCCATCACATTTACTTAAATTGGCACAGCAAATTGATTCAGGTAAAATTTTAAAAGAAAATATTTTTAGCGGCATCGGTGGTGCGCTAAAAGGTCTGTACCATGGATTCAGAGCAGGATATGGTAGCGAAGATGTAAACCAAGCAGGAGATGTTCTAATAGATCAATTAGATTTTGCTTATAGAACATTTGCAAACAGCATTGAAAATGCAACTGGTAGTAAATCTCAAGCACAAAGCATATTAACAAAATTACGCAATAATACAGAACCTTTGTTAAAAACATCTATCACAGATCAAGACATTAAATTGACAGCTAAGAAAAAAGCAGAAATAGCAGCTAGAGAAGCTGAAATGAAAATGAGTCCTGAAAGAAGAAAAACAACAACAACAACTAGGTCACCTAAATCTTCAACTAGCTTAGCCGATTTATGGGATAGAATTTCATCAAAACCAAAACCAGCAGAACCAACAACACCAACACCAACACCAGAACCAACAACATCGCCTATAGGAGGTTTGGGCACAACAGGTGATGGGACTAGACCAGATCCTGAAGTTGGTGATATTGATCCAAGTCTACGAGTAGGTCCAGAACCAGAACCAGAACCACGTCCAGAAGAACAAATTTTTGGCATCGTTGGGAAAAATTTCTTGAAAAATTTTAATAATTTTTATCATGAATTTTTTGACGAAATGAATAAAAGTGAATATTTTGGCAACGAAGAAAATAAACCTCCCTTCTCTACTCTTAAAATAATAAAAAGACTTTATACCTATCGAGAAAGTGATACTGCATTACCATTTACTAAGAAAAATATGACTCGCTTGGGTAAAGATTCTTGGAATGAAATTCTAACAAATGCAATTGGAACTTTAAAAAGAAATAATTGTAATTTTAGTGATGAATCATTTTGTGATGATATTATCGCTTCTTTAAAAGAATTAAGCGAAAATGGATATTATTCCAATATACTAAATGATTTAAAACGATCTAATCAAAATTGGGTTCGATTGTTGAAAGCATTAACACAAATATCAAAGTATATAGATACATTTTGCACAAGGCATCCTGATAAATGTGAAGAAGAAGGAAAAAAAGGTGGAGAAAAACTTTTAAAGAAATTAAGAGAAAGCAAAAACATTACTTTTTCAGATTGGTTGTTAATTAGCGAAAATAAACTATTTTAAGAATAGACACGATTTTATGGAGATAAAATGAAATTCCTATCAAGCATTTTGTTATCATTTGCTTTAGCGTTTACTTGTTTTTCTGCTGAGTCATTTGTAGCAGTTGAACCACCACCAGTCCCTCAATCTCCAATATACTCTGTTGGCAACAAGGTTGAAGGACTAGAATTGCCAGAACCAGTTACAGTTGATTCTAATGAAGGATTCATGCTTGTTCAAGCTAAAGCTAAAGGACAAGTTAAATGGTTTGTTCTTGGTAACAGCAAAGTAAAATATGTTGCCAATGAGGCTGCAAACAGTCTCATTGTTTCTGTTCCACAATCAGGATCAATCAATATTTTTGCAATTGCTCTTAATGATGGAAAATTAACAGATTTTGCAAGAACAGACATTACTGTAAAAGGCGTAAAACCAGATCCTGTTAAACCAGATCCAGTTGATCCTGTTGATCCAGATGTAACCTTAGAAAAGGTTCCAGAAGGATTACATGTTACATTTCTTACTGATTACAACCAATCAACACCAGATATTGCAGCTGTTTTAAATAGCAAAGACATCAGAGATATTATTCTGAAAACAAAAAGTTTTTACAAAGTTTATGATGTTAGCAGCAAAGTTGTAAAAGATAAAAACATGGATACCCTTCTTAAGAAGCTAAATAGCAATAACCTATTTGTTGTGCAGAAGACTGATGGAACTGTTCTTTACTACAGTGCTATTCCAAAAACAGAAGCAGAAGTTGTTAAAGTCCTAAACAAAATTACAAAGGGAGAATAACATGAGTTTTCCATCAATATATTTCGACGGTTATTACCGTATCCTTTCCCATACGCCAAGTCCAGAAAACGCTACTCCAAAATTTGGAGATTCATTCAGAAGCTTTGATGCTGCCGCTCTTAAAGAAATTGATATGTCTTGGGAAGGACATAGAATCCTAAACCAAAAGTCAACTAGCAGCTGTGTTGCTCACGCATCTACTGCTGGTATGGAAATTTTGCAAAAACAACGTCAAAATGTTCAAAAAGACTTTAATCCATTCTTCCATTATGCTTTAATTAATGGTGGACAAGATGGTGGCGCTTTTATTTCAGATAGTCTTGACATGCTTAAAAAATATGGAATTTGCGAAACAAACGCATTTCCATACGACCGAGTTTACTATAAGAGAAGCTTAACCAAAGAAGCTTATGATAATGCTGCAAGATTTAAGTTGGAACAAGCTTATCAATGTGAAACATTTGAAGAAGTTTGTCAAGCAATCAACCTTGGTTTTGTTGTAAATATCGGCATTCTTGTCGGATCTAACTTCGCAAAAGTTGATTCAGAAGGTATTGCCCCACTTCCAGCAGGTGGTGGTGGTGGACATTCAATGCTTGCATGCGGAATAAAGCAACACAGTAAACATGGCTGGCTGGTTAAGCTTCAAAACAGCTGGGGTTCCAGTTTTGGTCAAGGTGGCTATTGCTACGTTAGAAAAGAACACTTTACAAGTCGAAGCAAACTTGATTGCTTTGCTTTCCAAGGTGTTGTAGAAGATCCTCTAGATAAAGATAAGACAGACGATGTACCTGTTGTTAAAATATAAGGAGCTTGAAATGAGCGAACCGGAAACAAGATATTCGTTAGTTGATATTGAGGTAATGAAAGAAAGTGCCCTTAATATGGGTGCTTCTACAGAATTCATTGCCGATTGTTTAAATAAGTATGGTCCTGAAGTCCTTAGCACTGTTACAGAAGGACTTAGAAACGGATTTTCGTTTGCATTCATTCTTGAAAGTTTCAGACTATTTGGTCCATTTGTTTTAGACTTCTTTATTTCTTTGATGTCTAAAAATAAAATGCAAGCAAATCTAATGGAAATCGTAAATCAACAAACGCTAGGAGCGGCTGCTCTTAGCAGAGAAGATATCAACAATTTCGTCAAAGATGAAAACATTGACTTAATGAGTTCCAATCTTATTAAGGTTTTTATTGAAAAAATTCTTCCATACATTGGTAAAAAATATGGTCCTCTTATAATCGAAGCAATTATTGATGCAATTACAAAAGCTGTTGATGAGGATAAATTGTGAGATATTTAATTCTTACTTTACTGTTTGCATTTAGCTTAAATTGTTTAGCTCAAGATTTACCTGTTATCAAATTTCCATCTAAAAATGAAATAGATAAAGCTATAATTAAAGAGCTAATCAAAGAACTTGATGCAAACAGTAAAGAAGAGTTACTAAAGGAAGACCAACAAAAAAAAGAACTAAAAGAAAGTCCAAAAGAAGAACCAAAGTCTCTTCTGCAAGTCGTTCCCAGTACATCTTCCCCCAAATTGTATAATACACCAACAGCTGTCAAGCCTATGTATTATACAAAGCCAATTTCTTCAAAGAAAATAACAATAAGAACTAAACCTAATTGTCCTACTTGACCAAAGTAGGACAATCTTCGGTCGAAGATTTACTCGGAAATCATAGAATCTATAACACTAGTCCTTGTGACAATCATTCTTCCTTTTACACTTTCAGCAAAAGACTTGCAAAAAGCTTTCATCTTAACAATCACATTGTCGTTTTTTGCATCTTCTTTAACAGAAAATTTAGGCTCACTAAGTCTAATGTTTCTGGTATCTGATACTTCAAAAAAGACAATATTAACACCATCGACATTCTGACTGTCAATGATATTAATTTTAGGAGTTTTTGATAGATTCCAATTGATGGTATCTAAGTATAAAGTTTTGTTGGAAAGTTGTGCCTGCAATTCTGTTTCACTAATTTTCGCACCAGAATTAGAAGGCATCTTAGAAGACACTAAGATCATTATGCCTAAAAGTGTCAATGAATGAAAACCTAAAAAAACATATCTCCAAAAACTATGGCAATTCATAAGCACCTCCATACTAAATTAGTGGTATTGACATGGTTCTTCAAATAGACAAGAATGCAATCCCAAAGGAGGATCGTATGACTGCTCAAAAGTTTGAAGAAATAAGTGAATTCCTACCATGTGAATGTGCATGTCTAGAACATCATGCTCACATTGGACTAACTTGGTGGAGCAGAGATAATATAGCACAAGGATGTCAATGCACAATTAATATACATCTAGCGCCACAATCATTCTGGAAAAGATTGGTATATGCGTTTAAATATTTGTTCCAGATTACAACTCCATCAGGAAGCTATGATGAAGTTATAATCAACAAAAATCGTGCAGAGAAAATAAAAAAACTTATAGAAAAATACTTAGCATTAGAAAGTCAGCTTTAAGAACTTGGAAATAATTCCTTGATCTTAGCTTGCCATTCAGCCTGTTCACGCTTATTCTCAGATGCAATCTCTGCTAAATTCCCTTGAAGATTGGAATTAGAGATTGCATCTTTTTCCAATTTCGTAAGGCTAATTGCTTCACGCATTGGATGATAATCATTCCACGCTTCAATCGTCCATGGAACCAAAGGTGTAATAAGCTCAAGAATAGCATCAGCATACACCCTAATTTCCTTCTGAGCGTGTGCATCTGCTCGAAGTGACAAAAGATGCAATAAATTATGCAAGTTCTGTTTCCAGTACCATTCTGTGTAAAGATTAAGAGGCAAAACCATTCTGGCTTGCTCTCTTGAAACACCAGCATCCAACATTTGCAAATAAAGAGAATAAGCATCTTTACAGTTTAAATTAATCTTATCAACAAATTCTTGAGATGACTCTTTGTCAAAAGCTTCTTCTCCACCTTGTTTGTTAGTTGTTGACTGTTTTCTTAAATCTTCAACATCAGGAATGTAAAATTCGTCTTTCATTACAGAATATCTTCCTGAAATTTCATTGAGCGATACAGTTCTGTGTCTTATCATTTGTCTAGCAATGAAGATAGGCATTTTCATATGCAGCTTAAAATCGATTCCCTCGAATGGAGAAGTGTGATTGTGACGAAGAAGATAACGAATCAGTCCTTTGTCTTCATTAACAGATTTTGTACCTTGACCGTAACTTACTCTTGCCATTTGGGCAATTGCATAGTCACATGTCTGCCCATCTGGAATAATTCTTGGCATTACATCTACTATTTCAACAAATCCCTTGTCTAAACAATCAATTTTAGTTTTTGAAAGAAGTGAAAACGCATCCATCTGAATAACTCCCAAAGATTTAATTATAATAACAGATTAATGCTGTAATACAAATAAAAAGCGGAGGTTTTTTTTAGGAAACCTCCGCTCTAGACATGTCATATTAATTTATTATTTATTTCTATTAGGATTTTAACAATATGGAGATCGAAACCTCCAACTTTATATATGCCGCTAACTATTTTTTTAATCGTTAAAATTCTGGTTCACCTCTTGGACCTGTTCCTGTAGGCTCAGGTCTAGGTGAAGGTGCAGGTGTCGGTCTAGGCGCTGGTCCTCCAGCTTGAAGTTGTCTTTCAATTTTTGTTGACATTGCTTCTAATACTTGTTTAAGTCTTTCTATTTTTCCAACTAAACTTGTTACTGCTGGAATATTTTTCATGGCATTAATATATGAATCAAGAGCATGATGTGCGTTTTTATAAGAATCTTTCATGTGAGATACATGCATGTTTTGCCATGCTTTTTTCATTTTATCCCAACCTTGTGTTGCCCAACCAGCTGTTTTACCGCCAAGAGAAGCACCTGCTGCTGCTCCAGCAGCTGTACCTAATGGACCAAGTGCTGATCCAGCAAGACCACCTACAGCAGCACCACCACCCACACCAAGTTTACCAATTGCAGCTTGTCCAGCACCTTTTATGCCTTGCCAAATGTTACCTAACATGCCGGGTTGGTTTTCAAATGCTTCGTTAAAATAATGAGCATTATTTCTTCCATATGTTTCAACAAAAACATTATTCAATGTTTGTGCTGGATGAACAAATAAACTTTGTATTACCAAATGTTCAACAATTTCGTCCAAAACAGACGGACGTTCTGATATTTCTAAAAATTCTCTAAAATTTCTCATGATCTACCCTTTCTTAATCTTTTCTTGTTACCTATGAAATCTGTATCAGTTAAATGTTGAATTGGTCCGGCTAGCCCATAATCAGCAACATTAAAAAACTGCGGAAACTTTCTAGTAATCATTCCAGCGCCAATTGGTAATGCAAAATGAGCCACATCACCTGTGCTTGTAGAGACTTCATCAATTTTCAACCAATATTTGAAGCCTTTCATTTTGTTTTACCCTTCAAGAAATCATTGTATTTTTCTGCGCCAACAAGACCTTGAGTTTTCAAGTAATCCACAAATGTTGGTGTAACAATAGTTTTTATATTTAATTTACTTGGAACATGATCTTTATATGTTAAATTGCCAAAAACTTTTCTATTCTTCATCATGTAATTTTTGCCAACTTTTTGCACGTCAAAAGCAGATGTACCAATTTCATCGTCACCATACATAGCTTGCGAAAATACAGAAGGTGTTTTCTCTATAGCTCTGTCTAAGCTTTTTTGATCTATATTAAAAAGATTCAGACTTGTCATAAAGTCTGAATTCTTTCTTTCTTCGTTAATGTATTGAATAAAAGTCTTCACATAAATATATATTAACACATGGATAAAAAAAATACAGGTAGAAATTATTGTTGCTTTGTTTGCGATCAAAGCTTTGAAGAAATAGATTTATTACGGTCTCATATCGTAACAAATCATAAAGAAGGTGATGATTATGTTGTTTGTCCAGTTTGCACAAGTCCAACAAGAGATCTAGTTGCACATTATAGATCTAAGCATATTGGAGAGATAATACCGCAAGGAGCACAAACAAGAGCATTAATCATTCGAGATATTAAAAAAAAAGGCAATAAAAACAAATTAATAACAAAATTTAAACAAGGAAACTTTTATTCAGAAAAGAACAAATGTAATATTTTCTTTAGAAGTGGTTTAGAATTAAAATTTATCAAACATTTAGAGAAAAACCCTAAAGTAAGAAAATACAAAGCAGAAAGCCTTCAAATAGAATATTTCTTTAATGGAGGAAATCACAATTATATTCCAGACATATTAGTGGAATACACAGACGGTAAAATAGAATTGTGGGAAATAAAGCCAAAATCACAAGTAAAATGGGATAAAAACATTGCTAAATGGAAAGCAGCTAACATTTATTGTAAAAAAAGAAACTGGGAATTTATTGTAATGACTGAAAATGCGTTAAAAAAATTAAATATATTATGAATTAATATTTATATCCTTTTAATTGAAATTTTTCAATAACAAAAGGAATCAACTGATGTATTACTTTCTCTTCTAACGTCAAAAGATTGCTATCATTCTTTATGTAATAATCAAACATTGGGTAGTTGATATCAGCAATAATTCCATTTGCATATTTATTACCAAAATAATCTGATACTTCTCCCATAATCTTTTCGCTATCATTTTGATCAGTGTTGCGATGACTGGGACGATCAATAAGAACAACGATGCCGCCTTTTTCTTTAATTGCTTTAGCTTCGTTAAGATAACGACCATCTGTGATAATCACATTTTGCATTTTATTCAAAACTTTATCGATCCAAACAGAATTTTTAACTTTTCTAAATCCATCACCAATCATTTGTAAAGCTTGTCTGACATTCATTGTAAAACCGGGAGGAGGTTCGGGATTTCTTTTCCATTCTTCAATAAAATGAAAATCAACGTCAAAGTAATCACAGAAAATTTTCTTCACATTGTATGCAAAAGCAATTTTTGTAACAAGTGGTCTGTCATGATCAATATATTCCCACAGACGTGGGGCAAGCATTGCTGCAACTGTATCTTTGCCAGATGCTGCCTGTCCAAATAAGCCAACAATGATGTTTTTCATGACTCTATTATAGTATGAAGAAGAAAAAATGCAAGAATTGTTTTTGTTTTGATAAGAAGGAAAATGTTTGCAAAGTGAATATAATTCATGAATGTAAAAACATTAATATGCCAGTTAGTCCAAATGACAATTGCCATTACATTGAATTAGGAGTTTCGGTAGAACAGGTACGATTTTGGGAAGAAGAAATAAAAGGCGAAAAAGTTGTAAAAATGGAATATCCCAAAAACTTTTTTGGCAATCCTAGTGATCAAATTTGATGTCTTTTATTGATGTTGATTCTTTATAAAGTATTTCGTAGTTAAGATGATTGCCAACTTTTGCTTTTGACATTGGTCTATTTATAACAGTTTCTTTGTCGCAACCACCAACAAGAATAATAGATGATATTTTCTTCTCTCTGTCTTCCAACATTACATAACCAAAAATATAAATGTCGCTTTTCAATTCCATCGGATTGCCATTTTTATTTGTTGCTGTTATAAGACCAGCTTCATACCAAGGTCTTTTGCTTGATGTTTTGACATCAACTTTAAATTTATTGCAAACAAAATCGTACTTGTCGCCACCTTCTCGATAAGTAAAATCAACTGGAAAACCAAACACTTTTGAGAATGCCATTTCACCAAGTTTGCCTATGCGTTCGGCTTTATGTGGATCATCCTTTGAATTAATCATTCCTCTTCCATAGAATCCTGTTTTTTTGTTTGCCCACATATTGGAAGAAAAATCATTACACATTTCATATTCGTCGCCAACAACATCAACTTTATAAACTACTTTTTCAATGTCACCAAAAGTAAGTTTCATTAAGCTTGGCTTTACTTTTTTGCCTGTATAAAACTTTTCTTCTGGCATACTAATCTCCTTAAACACTTTACTTAAAGGAGATAGATTAAACTTTTTTACGATGAAATCTTTGTTTTAAATCAATAAAGAATTCTGATCCACACTTCCATTGACAAATCTTTGCAACCATATTCAAACAAGCACAAATTCTACCAAAGTCTTTTACAACAGCTGGTATCAATGGCGATAGTATTCCTGTTGATCTATTATTAAGCATACAGTAATAAAGATATCCAAATTTTATTGCACTAGATTCAACAAAACTATTACCAATTAGTTCACGAATTCTATCAGAATATTGACCACAGAACAATTTTTCTTCTTCTGTTACAAATGATTTTGTATTTGATGGAACAAGCGACAAATAATATGTAAGAAGAGAATCTTTTCTAACAGATCCTGCAAAATAACGAGAAAAGTTTTTAATCCATATACTCAAATCGTATGGATCAATAAAGAAAGATACGCTTGGTATTCCTAATCTTTTTATTTTATAAGAATCATCTATGAGTTCAATAAATCTCATTCTGAGAAGACAATCAATAGTATTTTTTAAATATTCTGATTTAATTTTTCCTAAACAAGCACCATAAGTATTACTTAAAACATTCCAAATTTTATCAAAACTTAATTTTTTCTCTAAATGTATCAAAGCAAGTATGTGCCCTGCAAGCTTGTAATATTCTAAATCATCATTAACTACAAATAGTTTAGAAACTACATTGTCAACTTTTTTGTATTCATTTGCCAAGGTTATTTTGTTATCAGGGAAAAATACATAAGCATCTCCTTGATCATCAATTCCTTTTCTGCCGCTTCTTCCAATCATTTGAAATATTTCAGATTTTTCAACAAGTTGATTTCCTCTGATGACACCAGCAATAATAACTCTTCTAGCTGGCAAGTTAACGCCTGCTGCCAATGTACTTGTTGCAACAAGCAATCTTAATGATCCTTCTTTGAATTCCTTTTCCATTACTTTTCTTTTAGCGGATGCTAAATCTGCTGAATGAAATTTTGCTTCTAATCCTTTTGATTCAATATGTTTGACCAAACGCTTGCCTAAATTCTTTGAATGAACAAATACAAGAATTTTGTCAGATATATGTTTTTCGCAAAGATTGGTAATTGAATCGAACATGTCGATGGGATTGCCACTTTGATTCATAGATGTGTCATATTTACGATAATGAATATTAAGGGGAACTGCTCTATATTTGGAATTTAATACAATTGTATGCTTTTTATTTAATACTGTAAGCCATTCTGCAACTTGATCAGCATTAGGCAATGTTCCACTCAGAAAAACTATTTTAGCATTATTTTTTCTTGAAAATTCAGAAAGAGCCATTTCAAGTGTTGCTCCTCTGTCATCTGTTCCTAGTATGTGTGCTTCATCGACAATAATGACTTCTACGTCATCAAAACAATCTGGTGCTGTTCTAATCTTATGGCAGAAACTTTCTATTGTAGCGATGATTAAGTTGCCTGTAGTGGTCTTTTCCTCATCTCCAGACATAAGCCGTATCTTCTTCTCATGGAATGGATGAGAATCATCAGACCAAGCAGTGTATTTTTCAGATGCTAACGATTTAAGAGGACAAAGATAAATTGCTTTTTTGTTTTTGCTAACAAGGACATCAAACAAAAAGAATTCTGCCATGATGGTTTTGCCACTATTAGTGGCAGAAGCAATAATAAAGTTTTTGTTTTCTTGATAATGGTCCAATACTGCGCTTTGAACAACATTGAATTTATCGAATGGATATTGATAGTGATGGAATAAAGAGGAATCTTTTTCAGCAACTTCTTCAATATGAATGGGAATCATGTCCATTATTATATGTATTTAAGAATTAAAGTCAAATTTAAAAAGTAGCCCTCCAAAAAAGGAGGGCTACTTAGTTCCAACCCTGAAATCACCCCCTTAGAGCGGGTTTAGAACTGGGTCTGCAATCTTTCGGCGTTTGACTTCAATAAAAACCAAATTAGTAAAATCTTCTAAATTTGAATGGAAATCAGATGAACACTCAACATTTGTTAGATACTCGTTAATTTCTGCAAATTTCTTGGCAAATGAATCAAAAGCTTGCGACAAATCATCTTGATAACGATGCAAAAGCCTCGTATAGATGTATGCCAAATCATAATCGCTCATCTTAGTAAAAAAAGTTAAATTCTTTTTCACAGTCAAATCCTCGGATAACTTATAAACCCAACTTAAATTAGTTATCAAACAACATTTATTGAACGAACTTTATTACCTTCGTTGTCAACAAACTTATCATCTAAAACTACTACCTTATCATCGTCTTGACAACGGATACCAATATTATATTTATCTATTATTGTTGCTCTTTGATCATTTTTGACAATGGTATAGCAATAGTTTTTAATTTTAGTGCTATTACCTGAATCATCTTCGTTAGTAATTCCTATTTCAATAACAAAATCATCTGGCAAATTAATTTGAATTGTGCCATATTTTTCTAAATGTTTTATTATTGATGATTGAATCCTGCTGGTGGACGGTTTCTGATTTGTCATGATTATTCAGCATGTTATTGCTGCTCCAGAGGAACTATTATATTTATACTTACAAAATATATTATTCAATAAATGATGGTATGTCTTTTACCAAATAGTAATTATGTCCCATAAATTTTCTATCTAAACAGCTTCCATTATTAGGTTTAAGACTATTTCCTTCTTGATCATACATTTTATTCCAACAATAAACAAATTTGTTGGGAGTTAGAATTTGTGTAAGAATCATATTTTCTGAGCCAAAAAAGGCTATAGCAATTTTAAATGAAACGGTAAATGGTAAAAAATACAAATCTTCTGACCAGATTTGTAAAGTTTCAATTATGTTTTTGTCTTCTTCAAAATAATCTGTCTCTACACAATTAAAATAAAATTGTATATCATAACCATCGCAATTAAATAACCAAGTTTTAAAATCCTTTGCTGACAATTCTATATCAGGATTACCCTTTAAAGAAGAATATTCTTGTAATACATAACCCATCAACCTTCCATACTTTACCGCTTCTTTCAATCCATTGATGCGATTGACAGTTATGTTCTCGTTCATCGTCCTTCCAATCTGTATACACCACGCTTTAAACGAACGCAGTTATATCCATCAGATTCAAGCTCTTGTCGAGCAAGTTTAAAATTGTTGTTCAAACCGGGAATTGAATAATTAAAACTAGAAAACATTTTACATATTTGAGAAAACGATATCTCTTTCTTATCAAGAATTGTTTCTTTAATTTTATTTCTGATATAACGAGAAGATTTATCTTTCGTCATATTTTTATCAATCGTTTCCGATGCTTCAGAAATAACATTGCTAGAATTTTTCACATAGTTGGAATCACAAAATATATTTGCGATTTCTTCAAGATTGACGACATTTTGAACATCGTCAATCTTGCAACCTTCAACTTTTATATTAAAACAATCAATGAACTCAGACAACGATAGCAAGTTATTGTAACTTGTTACAATATTTTTGCCATCAGGACATTTAAGCATGACGTAAGACGGTGTCATGATCTTACCCTCAATTATCCTAGAAGATCGTCCACTTCGAGATCAGATTCGTCATCTACATCGATAACTTCACCAGATACTTTATAATTTATCACATCTGCGTATAACTGCAAATATTCTTTCATTTGTTCTTCTGTCGCATCAAGAATTCGAGAATATTCCTGAGCAATCTCAATTGGAATGTCATTTCTTTCTATCGAAGATTTAAACTTTACTTCTTTACCATCAGTAAATTCTGGATTTACTAAAAAATTACCTGCTCCATTGGAGATTACTCTTCCAGCATCCAATAGTGCGCCCAAAGCACCACCCAATGGATTCATTCCTCTGTCAAAATAAAGAGGAATGTTGTCAACTTCAACAAAAGGACGATAAGACCTGTTCTTCTTGTTCTGAATCTTAATATTAATACCAAGAATCTTTTTCTTAGCTGATCCAGCAACACTTTGTTCAATCTTCTTTTGAGTTTGGCTACGCATTCTTAACGAAGCGTAAAATGGCAATCCTTGTCCCCCTCCAGCAGTAGTTTCGGGATTACCGTAAAGAACACCAATTTTGTCACGAATTTGATTGAGGACCACAACTGTAACATCATTCTGCTCCATTTCAGTGTTAAGTTTTCTTAATTCTTTAGAACAAATCTTCGCCCTTTCTCCGGGCTGTTCATTTCCACCAACAATACGCTTAAAATCAGCTTTGCTATATCCTTCAGGTAATTTTGTTTCCCTAAATTCTCTAGCACTTGGTGAAACAGAAATAGAATCATAAACGATACAAACTGGGACTTCTATTTTCTTCACTTTGCGAATATAATTAATAACACGATACATCGTGCTGAAACAATCTTCCAGTGTTTCAGGAGTATACCTTAATAACTTACTTATATCACACTTAGTTGCATTCTGAATAAATTCGCCATTGATAGCATTTTCAGTGTCAAGAATAACTCCAATGCCACCCATTCTTTGCATGCCAGCAAGGATGTTTGCGCCAATAAGACTTTTGCTTGATGCTGATGGACCATAAATTTCAGACAATCTACCACCGGGGATGCCACCACCATAAAACTTGCCAGAGCAACAATAATTGATAGCAAAATTGCCTGTATCAACAAAATATCGAGCTTGATCAAGTTCGGATACTAATTCTGCGCCAGTTGCACTTGCAATATCAGTAAATAAATTATCGAGGGAAGCTGAATCTTTCTTTTGACGAGCCATGCTAAACTCCATGCAGAACAATGTGACTCAACCTAATAGAGTGAGTCACATTAAAAATACTGGTTAATTTTTACGGTAATTGATTTTCTATTAAATGTCATCTGAATCCTCTTGTTTTTTTAGATAACGATCATACATAGAACCCGGAACAGGTTTTAAATTAAATTTTTCAAAAAGTGATTCTATATCAAATTCACCATGAAGAGGTACAAAAAAATCTTTTATAGTATAAATGCTTCCACTTTGTGTATGAATGTCGTATTCATATCCATTGGTTTCTGAAGGTTGATTTACACTTACAATCATGCTTGTTCTAATTCGTTTTTCTGGTATTTCTAAAGTAAAAGGATTACCACGAGCCTTATCCCGATGATGAAAAACCGTTGCTTCGTCAGCAAAAATATGATCTCCAGCACCTTCTCTTAATTGAACATATTCATGAAATTTCATCTGAATCTCCTAATTTTTACAAAACTATTTAGTGTATAAACAAGAAATTATCCTTGTTGACCGGGTTGATTATATGTTTGTTCATATTCATGTTTTGCAATTCTATAAAATTTACCTTCAGCTTCTTTAACAAGATAATCTTGAGGCTTCAAAACCATATCTTCACCCCAAGAAGCCTTAAACATAACAGGTTCATTACCTGTATATAAAGCAACCATTCTAGGGCTTTGTTCTGGATGTACAGGTCCACCAATGTTTCCTTGATATAATTTTGGAAATTTTGCAGATTTAACAACATATTGTTCACGACTAGGTCCACTCATAATAATGTCATTAACATCAGCTGTATTAGTAGTTTCTTTTCCATCAGCAGTAACAGTAACAATCGGTTTTGACTCTTGTGCTACCGTATAGGAAAAAGGAGGCATGTTTGTATCTCTAGCAACATAATTATAATTCTTTTTCTTTTTAGTAGTTGGCAAAAAGTTTAAATCAGTAGCAACTTCCTCTATATTGATGGTATTTTCTCGCATAAGATAATATTCATGAAAACTTTTCATATTTTTTCTCCTTGAGTTATTTAGTATGTAAACAAAAAAACACCCATAAAAATATGGGTGTTTCTGTTAACTAATCAACAAGTATTATCGTTTACCAAATCCGATGTTACCAAGCTGTGCTTCGATATCATCATCAATCAAACCTTCAACATCATCCATGATGCTGCTTTCAACCTTTGGAGCAACATTCTTGCTTGTTGCAGCTTTTGGCGCAACTGATTGTTGTTGTGGTTCGCTTTTATCAAAAAAGCTCCTTAGTGCTTCTTCGATTTGATCGATAGTAAGATAATTTGGAATTGCTTCCAAATCATGATACTTGGAAAGCCAAGAGGTGATTTGCTCTTTGTTTCCCAAAGCGGAAGAATCTTCAAAAAACGACTGATCGTAATTTGGATAACCGTTAGGTCCACGGACAACCTTGACGATCTTGAAATCTCTACCATTTACTGGATGAGAGACATCACCCAAAGCTCTTTTACCAGTAGTTTCATTTCCTGACATTGAAACCCAAATAATATTGTGAATAGTTTTGCCAATGCTAAGAATCTTAGGACCAACATTAGTTTCAATCTGATTGGTCTTGGGATTCAATTGGGAACGAACAATGCAGTTATAGTAATACCTTTCAATCGGCTTAATAGAACGTGCATCATCCTGAAGCTTCTTAGCCCGATCAGCAGGCATCTTCTTGGATTTCTCCCACATTGCATTGTATTCTTTGCAAATAGGACAATCAGTTTCAGGACTAACTGTCCGCCACTGTTCTCCTTTAGGAGTCTGTACTAATTTCTTTGTACAGAAAATCGTTTTTGCGTTCGGATATTCACCAAGACGATGAATACGAACTGCATGAAAAAACGGCTTGCCTTTTAATTTTGGAAGAAGTCTTAGAAGAACAAATCCGTCCTTCTCTGGCATGCGAACATAATCATCGTTCGCTCCGCCCTGCTCCTTGTTTAATCTGCTCGCTTCTTTGCGGATATCATTAATATCCAGAGTATCTAACTCGTAATCTGCCATAATCGACTGCCTTTCTACTGCAAGGAATCTTAACCTGATTCCAAAGGTTACACTACAGGTGTTCCGCTATTATCATCGGAAGGAGGAGCTGAGTCAACAGCTTTTTCCTGCTCTGCCAATAATTTTTCCATCTGCTCAAGTATTTTAAGATTATGCTCCAATCGTTGCGTAATCTCATCTCTGCTTAAGTATTTAGATTCTCTGTCTTCAAATTCTTTTTCTAATCGAATTTCTTCTTTTCGAGTTTTTCTAATTTCTTCTCTACGAGCAAGAACTCTTTTTCTTGCTTCGCTCTTCTTAGCCTTGTTCTTTTGATCCTTTTCACGCTGATTCATTACTTGCCCCTCAAGTTTATCATTCCTTCAGATGATCTATCACCTTGCCAATTCAATAAATCATTATTGTCTCGTTTAGAAGAATTCATTTCATTTTCATATCCAAGTGAAGCATTTGCTGGAACAAAATATTCATCTATAACTTCAACAGCATCATTGTTATCGTCAAGTGTTGTTACCATCATACCAATGCCATTTGTGTTATATCTCTCAGAATAAATAGGATAAACTTTGTTAATCGTAAATTTATATGGGAAACTCTTTTTGTCTACTGTTAAAGGTGGAACAAATGCTACCTTTCTAAGAATTTTTCTGCTTTTTACGTCTTCAATTTTTCTTTTTAAATTTTGAAAATTAGTAGGTGGTGCTTTGGTAATTTTTGGAATATCTTGTGGTTCATTAGCAACTTCTTCTTCTGAAGATATACTGCAATTTTCAGCTACATCAGAATTATTAAACTTGCTTTTTGCTATTGAAAAGCCATTTTTACTTAATTTGAAATTAACTTTCTTCTTGGTATAAGAATATATCTCAACATCATAGATAAATATATCTCTACGAGCAAGTTGCGTAAGAATGTACTTAGCAAGTTTGTCTTCTGGATAATCTTCATCTACTTTGCCAAACTTGTTTTTAAAAACAAGTGGCTCGTTTTTATCGTAGTCAAGATCTTCTTTTTGTTTATAATACTTAAATTCTATTTCAAACATATTTTAACCTAGTGTTCCAGTATTAATTTTTCATCAAGCTCAACTATATCAACGCCACATTTCTCAAAGAGAAATCTACTTCCAACAGAATAATCCTTATCTTTATTTGATAAACAAAACAATTTTTTTATTCCAGAATTTATAATTAATTTTGTACACTCAACACATGGCAAAGTACACCATGCAAACATATGCGATCCGTTTAAATCAGCAGATGCATTAACTATAGCATTTGCTTCAGCATGAGCGCAAGAACATAATTCAAGCCTTTCTCCAGATTTACATCCAATAATTTTTCTTGGACACTGTTTTTCATAAGCATAATTCTTGATAAATTCTTCTTCATCAAAATTAGGATCTATTTTGTATTTATCTTCTTCTGTAAGCTGCGGAAGAAAAATTGTTTTAAGATGTTCTGGACTATCACAATGAGGTGCATTTCTTGGTGGACCATTGTACCCCATACTAACAACCTTAGTTAACAAGCTATTAACAATAACTACTCCAATTTTTCTTGAATAACATGGATTTTTGATATCGCCAAAAAGCTTAGCTGTAAGCATATACTTGCGAACAAACTCAATGTTAAACATTGTGATCTCTCATGCTGTGGCAATGTGACAAACCTAAGATTATTCGTTTATCTGGAAGTTTAACTTATCCATCTCTTTACGCAACATATGCCCTCGATTGTGAGCATCTTCTCTTGAAGCATTTAAAGCTTGCAAATGTGCATAAATTCTATCTTTGCAATACCTGCTTTGAATGCATTCTCTTTTCAAGGCAATACATTCATCATCACCTTCAGCTGCCAATTCTGCTGTTTTATCAGATTTGCCAAGATCTTTTTGTTCTTTAAATTTTTGGATAAATTTTCTTTTATATTCAAGTTCAGCTATAGAAAAGCATTTCATAGCCAATGCGTGACCGGCTCCCACATAATCAATAATTCCGCCTACTTTTTCAAAAAATATATTAAGCGTTGCGTCTGTAAAATTTAAATCACGAGAATCAATTGTCCACACCTGATCATTTAACGCAATCTTCTCGATCATGATTCATCCTACTTTCTGCGAAAAAGGGAAAAGGGAATCACATACCATCAATTCAAAATAGTAAGGCTTATAGTCATTAATTTTTGCCGCCCCACTGTTGTGCCATTGCATCAGCAATTCCTTGGTAAGTCCTGCTCCTGATTTTCCACCTATCGTCGGTTGGCGCAAGCTTATTCTGCCCTGAATCAACTTGATTTCCCCATCGTTTTTTTCCATTAACTATACGAGGTGGGTAAATTTTAGTAGGCACCAATAACGGAAGATTTTTTAACCAAATACATGTCGCCTTGCTCGCATCACTTCCAAATTGCCATGGTTGAATTATTTGATCTGATTTGCGGATACGAGTCGAAATACATCCGATTGGATTCTCAAGGGCAATCATATGAATCGGAGCATCCATGAGCGACTTGACGAACTCTAATGCCTCTTCTGTTTTTTCTGATCTTCCAGCAGTCCTAGAGTTCCAGTGCATTCCAGAAGCACAAAGATAAGTGCATGGAGGATGAGCAATCATCAGATCCCAATGAGGATGATCAATAGGTCTTCCAAACAAAATTCCATTCTTCTCAATGTACTCGATGCCATCTTGAGTTGGTCCAATACACGAACACTCTGACAAATCAACATCTCTTGAATGACACCAACCACTGCCATCGGGATCACATTGTGATGTAAACTGCACTGGTTCCCATCCTTCGAGCATATGTCTAACATCACCCTCGTAGTGTGCTCCAATCGATTCAGATGGCAACAAATCGCATGACCAAGCATCATGTCCAGCAGACTTAAAAGCATCCCTAACAACACCACTATACTCACAAGCAACTAAAACTCTCATCTTGTCCTTATTTTTATTATTATATTGTCATTATAAATAGACTCCTTTTAATTTATTTTTAAAATAAAAACAGAATCAATCAATTGGATTTGATGGATCTTGTTTCTTTTTCTTACCTTTCTTTAAATTGTTATCATTAGTAACAGCGGCGTTATCAGATGTAACACTATAAGTGTTAGCATCTTGTTGAGCTTTATTGTGCATCTTATTTTTATATTTATCAAAATCTATTTCAGATAGGGTGAGTATTTCGTCATTGTATTCTACTGGGAAATGGTATCTACTTTTACCATTTCTACTTTTGATAACGAATATTCTGCCAACTTTAGCACTAGCTTCATCTGTAGTTCTATTGATAGACCATAGACCATCAAGAGGCTTAAACATGTCAAAAGATGCTCCAATGTTACCTTCTTCAATGAACTCCGATGAAGACAATTCGGCAGCTGATTTATTCGGCTGCATTGCAGTAAAGACAACCATTTTCTTTTCACAAGCAAGTCCTCTTAAGTCACGAATAATTCTATACTTTGATTCCCAAACAGGAACTCCGGGAGTATCTTTCATTTCACCGGGATAATCTACTATCAATACATCGGGAACAAATCCGTATAATTCCAATTGATTCATATAAGCTCTAATATCATTTACATCAATACTTCCGGCAGGAAACTGTTTGACAACCAATCTATTCTTATCTTCGTATTCAAGCCCCTTATATTCAAGAATATTTTTAATTTCTTCCTTTTGACTGACAAGTTTACCAAAAGGCATTCCAGAATAAACTGAAGTAAATCTTTTGGAAATTGAAACCCAATCCATTTCAACAGAAACAAAAGCTACTTTAAAGCCTTTGTTTACATTTTCAACAGCAGTCTTAACCAAGGCTAATGATTTACCAACACCGGGAAGAGCGATGTAAGCGTAAATTTCTCCACGACGAGGTCCACCACCAGATAGTTCAAAATCAATTGATAAAAATCCTGATGTAAATTTATCGACTCTTTCTTCATCCTTGGTTAATTCGTTAAAAAACTGATCAATTTGCGTAAAATATTGGAAGCCTGCATCGAAAGTCTTGGAAACTAACATGCAATTACGGAATCTTTCATAAACTTTAGCCCATGTTTCTTCTGAATCAGGATTCTTCTTAAGATCCCTTTGTGATTCCTCCATTGCTATCCTAAGACTTTGAATCTTAGAAAAATTAACCAATTTATTGAAAAGAATATCTCTTGATGCTTGATTAGGAATAAAGAATTCATACAAAGACTGAAATTCTGATCTGTAATAAACTTTAATAGAATCTGGCTTATCTCTTACTTTTTCAAGTAAATCATTTTCTAATATTTGCTTATCAGGTATACCAGTAGGATATTCTTCAAATAATTTAAATAATATTTTACAAGCTTCTACATGAACCTCATTGGAGAAATATTCTGGAGAAATTAAAGCTTTTCCTTGGATAAGGAAATTTCTGTCAGTTAATAAAATACCAAGAATTCTTCGTTGGAAATTCTCATCCCAACGAAATTTAGCCTGAGTATTCTGTTGTTGAAGCATATTCTCCAACAACTTTTGCTGATCTTCTGTCAGTTTAACTTCCATGCTAAAAAAATCCTTTAGATGTACAGGTGTTCATGTTCACTTAAGGAAACTTGTCCTACACGGATAGTTTTCTCTTTAGTGATTTTCTTCCCAACATGACGAGCAGCATTCCATATTATCTGCTTCGTGTAAATAATAAATTTCGTGTTGATGATGAGTTTCAAATTAATATCAGGTCGTTCTTGTAGTGGAACAAATTTTTTAACTAATTTTTCCAAAATTTCTTCTTGAGGTTCACCAAATTTGCGACGATAGGCACCGTGATGTGTTTTATTTTTCCATAAATCCTTTAATGAATCAAATAATTTCTTAAATATTCCTTCTTGAGGAACATGTTTTTCCAATATATCAAAAGATGACTCAATATAAGTTTGTCTCTTATAATAACTTCCAGCTCTTAAAACAGACATAAGAAGTTCTTGTTTAATATCTTCTACATCTAATTGGTGATTATTGCGGGAATTGTTAGAAATTAATTGCCAACTGGCATAAAGACATAATTGTCCAAATTTCTCTTCTAGTTCTTTAAATTCCTCTGCGTTAATCTTAAACATCTGAAATATTGTCATTTCAAGTACCTCCTTGATAGCTGTAGACGCAATGCTAGTCTTAATTTTAATAGAGTCAAATTTCAGAGTAATTTTTCAAAAATGCTAAATTTTCACCAAATTTGATATCAACAAAAAGTCTCAATGGTCTGTATTCAGAAAATTCTTTCTGTAAAACATCTTTTATTTGATTCACTGAAGAACTAAGTTTTTCTTTTTTGATAGAAAAAACAAAACAGTCATGAATTGAAAATAATAATCTGAAATCTTTGTTTTCAATTGATTGAACATCATTCATCTTCATAAAACAAAAGACAGCAGCTGGAGAATGAACAGAAAAGTTCATTGCTTTGTAACCATCATTTTCACTAAAGCTTTTCTTTCTCTTAAAATAATCAAAACAATGACCAACATTGTCAGCTTGAGCCATTTGTTGTGTCACATAGTCAAATGCTTTGCTAAATAAAGACTTTATTTTTCTCAAGTAAATTTGTGATTCATTAATAGAACAACCTAGAGATTCAGATAGCTTAGATGCAGAAATACCATAAATTGTTGGTAAAAATAACTTCTTACCTAAATCTTTATAGTTCTTATCTTCAAAATTATTTAAATCAAGAACATATTGAGCTATCTGCTCATAGGGATGACCTGTGTTATACAATAGTGTATTCAAGTTAGCATCATTACTCAAAAATGCTAACACATATAACTCTAGTGCTTTAAAGTCAAAAGATACAAATATTTCGTCTTCTGGTAAAGCAAAATTTACCTTAATTTCATGTGTTAAACTATGTGGATTAAAATTTTTACTTGAAATTAATTTAGAGTTAAGTCTACCATTTTCTTGAAATCTAGATGAATAGTAAGGATAAACAAGTGTAGCTTCGTTATCTAAAATGATTCCTTGATTTTCCATATGTGGAATTGTATGACAAAGTAATTTCTGAAACACATTGGTATAAATCTTAATATTTTCTGATTTAATAAATTTCAAAAAAGTTGAAATTATATCACTTAATTTTTCAAAAGAACAACTTATATCGTTGTAGTCAACAAACCAATTTAAGTCAAAAAACACTTTAAAATCAATTAATTTTCTGCAATTTTGTTTTAGGCAAAATGATTGAAAAAGCTTGGTATTTAAGCAAATTATTGGTCGATTATATTCTGCTAAACAATTCACAATATGGTGTACAAATGAACATGTGTTGTTTTGATGTAATTTTATTTCAAATTCAGAACCCTTTGGTCCATGGAACTTTATGTGAAGTAAAAGATTTTTCTTGTCTGTTAAATCAGGTTCATTTAAAATTTCCAAATAAATAAATGGCTCGACACAAAATGTGTCGTAAATTTTTTCAAAAGTAGTTTTGTCAATGTTCACAAAGAAAAATCTACGCTAATTCACAACGAAAGTCAAAAAGAATTTTGTTTAACTTTGGCACACTTTTTGCTTCGTGCGGAGAAATATAAGTTATTATATATACATTCCCAATTACTTCGTAATTGGGAATGCTTTAGTTTAAGCAGTAACAATATTTACTCTTCGCTTCGCTCAGAGTAAATAAGTTACTGCTTAACAAAAATATAACTTAAATTAAAAAAATTATTG